CCATCATTTCATCTTGCATCATCTGGCCTGGGCCTGGCATAATATCTTCAATAGGTGTCGCGAAATCTGCCATTTGAAATTCATCAACGTTTTTTTCGGGCTCATTTAGGGGCGCTCGCAAAAGTCCAGTCGGAATTCCTGGTTTTTTCTCGGTATCCAGAACAGTCGGTGCGGTCGTCTGCCTTCGAAGAGCATCATGAGCTAATTCTTCATTTAGAGTTGGTTCTTGACTAATCATAGTTAGATTATCAACGCTGGGGTCATAAGTCATAACCATTATTGAATTTTAGTTGGAAATTATTATCGTGATTTTTTCACGATAAGTGTCTCTCCCCTGCGCTTCGGATCTTTGACGGGTTGTTCCTGTGCTCTTGGGTTGTAGTATTTCTGATGGTGCTGCCAGAATGCAGGACCACCTACCCTGAAGTTTTTGCGGATAGGTGCCTTGTACCAAAAAACACAATCTGAGATGGCGTTACTCTTGGAAGTGTTATCGAGGACCATACACTCGTAATTTTCAGTACATGCATCCATAACCTGGCAAAATTGATCAAACGTTGGGAATACTCCGAAAAAAGCCTTGTACAGATTTTCACGATTTTGCCTGACGTTGTCTCGCAGTGCAAAAACATAATCCACATTGGTTCTCACATAAGGAAGCATATCCATACAGTATTGCGTCGTCAACATGAAAAATATGTTCCAGTGGCGGCCATTCATGAAAAGTCTTCGCATACAGTCATCTCGCATGAATGACCTGTCGTACATACAATCATCCATAAGCAGAAATACCGAGGGGGCTTTGTCCTTTCCGAGAGTCTTGACAAGTCGGTGTTGCCGTTCGAGGAGTTTCTCTACAGCCTCCTTCTTGTACTCGCCATAAACAAATAGATCCGGAATAAACTGTTTAAAGTGCCCGTTTCCATCCTCGGTACCTGACATTGCGATTCCGGCCGGTATGTGTTTCTTGTGCCACAAAATGTCAGTTACGAGCGTAGACTTTCCAGTCCCGCGCTTCCCTATGAAAACGCAGACTTTGTCGTCTGAAATTTTACTCGGATCAAATTTTCTGAGCTGTATCTGACTCATCCTGAATTATGTATTTAAAATTCAGGACGGGCTGGAGCGCATCAAGCGCCCGTTGGGCGCTAAATAAATCCTTCGGAATTACTAGGGATGTCCGCTGGTTATATCCAGTTGGCAGCGGTTGGACAACAGGATGCATATCTCACAGGAACTCCAGAAGTTACATATTTCGCGGGAGTTTACAAGCGTCATACCCCATTTGTTCTTGAGGCATACGATATTCCTTTTCAAAATCAATCCGTAGTCTACGGTCAAAATAATATTTGCAAAATTCCACCAAAAGGCGATCTCATTCGAGCTTTGACTCTTAAAGTAGATCTTCCGCCTCTTTTCGATCCGGGCTCTTTTTGGGCGTGGCCTTCATTGGTAAGTACTAATTTTGATCCTAAAATAATTGTAAACGGGACTCCATATGTTTTGCCAGTTCAGGGACTCACCTATTATTCAACTTTTAATATAACTTCTTGGTTATCAGCTCAGCTGCAAAACTATATATCTTACTCGAGCTCAACAAATCAATTCTTTTTTTCAAATTGTGCAACTGTTGAGGTAGATGCCACAGGTATTTTCTGGGGGCTAGACCCAAAACTGGGAACAGTTTCTCCAAATAACTCATCAAACCTAGTATATTCATTCGCAGTTTCGCCATTGTCAAACCTGGCAGCGAATGTAGCCCCTTCAAATTTGACCGCAAACTACACAACATATGTTAGTACGGGCTCGTATTGGACACTCGAACAGGCCGGGTGGATTCGTAGTACAGGATTGCCAACCGTAAACACTCGGACCAGTCTTTTTTTAATTTTAAAACAAAATTACACGATTAATTCAACTCTTAGTTACTTGGATTTTTTCAAGTGGACGAATCAAGATTTTACATCCTTTTATCAAGTGAATACATCTGGAAGACTAAACTTTACAGTTACAGGGACATATATCGTGCGGGCCTCATTTTATCTGGGCACTGGTTCAGTCCTGAACATATCGTATGGATCCGACACAGATAACGGCGTTCCAGTAAATCCAGTATTTACTTATAGTGCAGACTTTCGCGTGTCTCCCGATCCCTCAATGCCTCTGCATATGCCCTTGATAGTTAGTAGTACATCAAATAATTATTACTTTTATGCACAAACAACTTCTACAGTGACGCGATTTGCGCCAGGGACCTATCTAACAGTCACCCCCGTAGATGATATTTATCAGTTCAATCAAACTGTAAATATACCGGCCCAAACTTCAACAGTCGTTCCTTTCTATAGTAACGTGATAACTCCCGCAAATCAAACGGTAAAGTTGGGCCCTGACCATTCAATAACATTTGGGGCAACAGGGACGTGGTTACTTTCGGGAGTTGTCTATCTTAAACAACCAACCTCCGGACTGACGGCAAATTACGTATCAAATGTTTCCGTGTGGCACGGATCGACCGTAGACTATGCCTATACAACATTGAGTACAGTTGGCCGGGACCCTACTTTTGCATTTAGTATGCCAATTTCTGTTCAAGATATTACTCAGAAATATTATACAAATATTTACACAAACAATTCTACTACTATTTTGGGCCAGACATACTATTCAATTCTTCAGATCGGTGCTCAGAGTTTTACTGATTTCGAATACGTTCTTTCAAACCAGGGAATTCTATTGAATCCCGAGACACAAGTACAACGGGTCGGTTCAGAAACTCCATTTAATTTTAAAACAAATTGGCAATTTCCAACTGGGACGACAGATTATTCTACAATTATATCAGTAAATCCATCAACTGGAAACTTGAATTTTCAACAAGTCGGGACCTATATGCTAACGTCCGTATTGTCATCATCTGATAATATCAAAAGTATAAGGTTTGGTTCGAGCACATATAATTTTGACTTTGCGAGTGGCATTTTTCAGCAATATACAGTGAACATTCCTTACAGGGTCGAAACTATAAACACCGATGTTCCGATTGTTATAATGACTGATCAAGCCGGGGCCACGACCAACGTGTTTTCGAACACATACATGGCGGTTTATCCATTAGCATCAAATGTATTGGCACCCCAGACGTATAATTATCACGACTCGGTAGGGACTTGGCTCGTAAACCACGCGGATCTCATTATCGGTGGTCAGACGGTCCAGACACTCACTGGAGAATATATAGAAATTTACAATGATCTCTACGTGCCTTATGAAAACCAGCCAGGTCTTAAATTGCTCACTGGGAAATACGATTCGAGTCAAATTTATCCACCGGGTCGAACTTATTATGTAAACTTGCCATTCTACTTTTATCAAAATCCGGGCTTGGCCCTTCCAATCGCAGCTCTTAATCGCCAAGACATAGAGGTTCATGTGACTTTCAGAAATCTCGCCGAACTCACAAATACTCACACGGAAACCATAACAACCCCATTGACCGCCACGATCATCACTGAGTATGTATATCTCGCCGAGCCCGAGATTAATTGGTTCAAAAAGTCGCAGGTAAACTACATAATTCGGCAGTGCCAGTATCAGACATTCGAACTTGATGAAAACTTTATATCTGGAATTTTAAAATTAAATTTTTTAAATCCTATTCGTGAATTGTTTTTTGTAGTTCAGATTGATGGGACCGACCCTTACGTATATTCAGACCTAAATAGTATGGCCCTCAATTTTAATTCTTCCGAAGCCTTCACGTCAGATGTTACTGATAGCATTTACTTGAATTGCATCGAACCTTTCAATAATTACATAAATTACCCAACTCGTAACTTTTACATGTATTCATTCACAAAACAGACCAACACACCAGTTCCGTACGGCCATGTGAATTTTAGCCGTATTCGCGACGTTTCTATTCAGCTCAACACGAATGCTTACCCATCTACTAAACAATTTAGGGTCATTGGTGTAAATTACAATATACTGAGTATAAAGGTTGGTAGAGCCGGCCTCATGTTCAACTCGAACGATTACTGAGCGTAAATAAGTTCTGCGAACTTAGTAGGAATGGCCGGAAGAGCCAGCTTGGCCTTTTTTGGCCAAGAAGATATTTACTTGAGTTCAGACCCAGAAGTTACATATTTTGTCGAAAAGTATCAAGGCCAGACCCTTTACTCTTCCCGAGT